ATACATAATCTATAATTTTTTTTATTTCTAACAAACACTTAACAGGAATTCCTCCTTTAGTTTTAAGTCTAGATACTCTTTCTTCCAGATTATAATAAATTAACTCCGCATCATCAAAAAGACACACAGAAGAATTGTGATGAATTTGTACACCTAAAACTTTCATTGCAATCTATAATAAAAAATATTGGATAAGGGGAGGTCTACAGAACTCCCCCATATTTATTCTATTGTATCAAACTTCTACCGTGATCAGTTTGGAAGCATACTCATGAGCATACGAAGTGCGGGCACCATGATGCCCCCAACCAATCCAACTATACGCATAGTCCATGTAACGGTTAATTGATTTGCCAGGAGTTTTCATCCTGTCTTCAATTCGTTGCCATTGAACCTCAGTCGTTAGATAACGAAGTTGCGTTGGAAGTGATGATGGTGAACCACCATACTTCTTAGCAAAATCACCCAATCCATAATAACGATTGGCAGATGTCCATTGAATCAGTCCGTAACCACGACCGCAGTTACTCCAACTGGTTCTGCTACCACCTTCACAAATGTTAGGAACAAAAGTTGATTCCTGACGAATATTGCCCATGATGGTAGCAAGGGCGTTTCTGTCTTTAATACCACGATCCTGGAAGTATGCCAGGGTAGCATTCTCATGTTCATTACACCCTTTACAAATAAGCCTTTTCTCTTTTGGCTTTGGTAATGCAACCTCGCGGATTGCTGTCTTCTGACCATCAACAAGATCAAATTCCTTAATAACGGAAAAGGGCGCTTGTCCTGGGACAGGAGGCGGCGGCCCTTGCATCTTGTAACTCTGGAATGGCAGTGTTGCCGTTGTGGTTGTAACCGATGCCAGAAGGGGCAGGGCTACTGTAAAGAAATTTTGCATTAACTCCGATTGAACTCTACATCCTAATAGAGAAAGCGCACTTCCCCTTTCTCAAGGGGCAATCTCCTAGGCTCTAAATGTCACATCACTTTCACATAATGTGAAACCCGACACTTTTGGTATCGGGTCTTAAACATTATAAGTGATTATTTATCTTGCGTCAATCTTCCAATCTCTCAATGCACATATAATCCAATTCATTAACGCCTTCAGGAATATTCAACCACTCTTCAAATTCTGAAGCAATTGCAATTGCATTCAAATAATCCTCCGAAAGATTCGATTCCGACAAATAGTGAATTCTATCAATAGACCAATCTCTAACATGAACTATTGGTTCAATCGCCAACCCCATAATAATCTTTTCGCATGTAGCGTCCTAGGATATTGCTATTGTAATACGCTGGTGTTCCATTGTCAAGAGATTCTTTTAAAACATTATTCACGAACAGTTGTCGGGTTTCTTCGTAGTTGCACTGTCCTTTGGTTTTGTGGAGGCTAAGGATTGTTCTCCTAAACGCATTCTTTCCCCAAAGCTTAACGTCATCTTTGAGTTCAGGACAGGAGCCGTAATATACTTTCCAATCGGACTCTGACTTAACTTTTCTAGATTTTCCTCTTGGTGTGCGGAAAGACCAGAAATACTTTCTACCAATATAACTACGACCAGTTTTATTGCAGTGAATATGATAAACAAAACCAAAATGATCTTGAATATGATCAGACTCAAATATTTCCCCGTTGTAGATCCAAGGATTTTCATAGTCAATATCTATACTCATCTATGATATTAAGAACATCATTCAGATATTTATGGGCAAGTCCTTTCATATCCATGTCATGCCTAACATGTTCTTTATGAAGAGAATCTTTTAATTTTAAAACACGAACTTTAAGTTCATTTTTTGTGATTTGATTTTTAGACATAAAAAAGAGGAGGTTATTCCTCCTCTATGTAGTCTTTTGTTCCTAACCATTCGTTACAATAGTCATAATCTCCAAACATAAACTCATCACATTCAGCTGCCTCCTGATAAGCATTCAGGATTTCCTGTTCACACCATTCATCATAATTTGAATCCTGAGAAAGTATTTTTGGTAACATCTTGTTTAATTCCACCAACTACGTATGATTCGACTTCCGTTTCCTGGGGAGCCACCTGGAGTCCCTTAGAGGAGATCCAGTGCTGTGTCCAAGGTAGCGGATTATTGTTTGCTGAAATATCATATTGGGGTTTGAGTCCGATTGCTTTTAGTCTACGGTTTGCAATCCATTCGACATACTGCTGTAACAATTTATCATTAAGTCCAATCATACTTCCATCTTTAAAAAGATAGTCTGCCCATCTTTTTTCTTCATTTACAGCACGATCAAACATTTTATATGTCCACTCTTCTTCTTCCTTCATGATTTGTTTCATTTCAGGATCATCACCATCACGCCACTTGTTTAAAATATTTTGCGTGATTGCTAAGTGTTGGTTTTCGTCTCTTGCGATAAGAGAGATGATCTTAGCGGATCCTTCCATAAGCTTAAGTTCACCAAAGGCGAAAGAACAAGCAAAACTAACGTAGAACCGAATACCTTCAAGAATATTAACGTTTGCGACTGCTCTGTACAGTTTTCGTTTAACATCGTTGAGTGTTTCCTTAGCGTATGGTACTCCTTCAAGTCTAAACATCCAATCATTGGAAGTTCCATAATTTTGAGATGATTGTATAAAATCATCATAAGACTCTGTAACGCTCTTAGCACGTTCGAGAATACGCTGATCACTAATAATTGTATCAAAAACCTCAGATGGGTCAGAATAAACGTTTTTGATGATATATGTGTAGGAACGAGAATGAATCATTTCCATAAATCCCCACACTTCCATACACGCTTCCAACTCAGGCAATGAGCAATAGGGAATGAAAGCCATACCAGGTCCACGACCCTGGATAGAATCCAACATAATCTGATATTTCAGATTTGAAGTATAGATATGTTTTTGTTCTGAACGAAGAGTATGATAATCTCCACGATCTTTTTGAAGAGAAACCTCTTCAGGTCTCCAAAAATATCCAAGTTGCTGCGTAGTTAGTTTATCGAATACTGGATATTTGTATGAATCATATCTTTGAATTCCCAATGGTTGACCAAAAAACATTGGTTGTTTTTTGGTATTAACTTTATCAGTATTAAAAACCGTCATTCCCTTGATTTGGGTTTCTTCTTTTGTGGAAGAAATTTTAAACTGCACAGGATTCACACTCTCCCTCCTCTACTGAACTTAACTCATTAATCAAATTTTCTAATTCGGATTTCTTTTCTTCTACAACTTCATCAGTCTTAATATCATAAGTATTTTGATAGTAAGAAGTTTTCCATCCATATTTGTATGTAGTTAAAAAGTCATTTGCCATCACAGAAACAGGAACTTCATTATCTTTGTAATTTTCTGGATTATAGGACCAGTTTCCAGAAATCGCTTGATCAAAGAACTTTTGCATAACAGCAACAATATGAATATAACCGCGATTGCTAGGCATATCCCAGAGCAACGTATAGTTGTTCTTAAGACTTTGATACTGGGGAACAATCTGCTTGAGTGGACCCTTCTTCGACTTCTTAATGGACAAGTATCCTCTAGGTGGTTCAATTCCGTTTGTGGCATTTGACACAACGGAACTGCTCTCCGAAGGCATCTGTGCGGACAACGTGCTGTTCCGTACTCCATACTGCTTGACCCGCTCACGAAGCGATTCCCAATCATACTTAAGTTCGTTAGGTACAATTTCGTCTACATCTCTCTTGTAAGTATCTATAGGGAGAATACCATTGCCATACTTGGTTCGTTGTGAATATTCACAAGCACCTTTTTCTTTGGCAAGATCAACAGTTGCCTTAATTAGATAGTACTGGAATGCCTCAGTGAGGTCATGTACCAGTTTCCAGGCGCCAGGATCATCATAATGCTCCCCGTGCTTAGCGAGATAGTGTGCCAGACCAATAAAACCTACCCCAAGAGAACGACGTGCTCTGGTGGCGATTTCTGCTGCTTTGACGGGGTATCCTTGAAAATCAATGAGTTCATCAAGACTCCTAACAGCAAGATCGCAAAGAACTTCAAGATCTTCATTATCCCTAATTTTTCCAACATTAATAGCACTAAGAATGCAGAGAGCAATTTCTCCATTTGGATCGTCAATGTGTTGAATGGGTTTGGTAGGCAGAGTAATCTCCTGGCACAGATTGCTCATCTCAACTTTATCCATAAAGGATGAGTGAGAGTTGCAGTGATCAATGTTCATAATATAAACACGACCAGTCTCTGCCCTCTCTTTCAGGAGGTCCAGAAAGAGTTCTTGAGCAGCGATAGTTTTTCTTGGAATAGACTCATCTCGTTCATAACGAACATATAACTCGTCAAATCCATCAGTCCCAAAAGCATCATACAGACCAGGAACGGCGTGGGGAGAGAAGAGAGAAATCTCTTCGTTGTCC